TTATTTTATTTGCTTCTGGCATAGTGTCCTTCCTATGTTAATATTTATGTAGAATATCCGTTGGATCTTCTACGGTTGCTAAAACTTCATCTTCATTTAAAAGACGTACTTCACCACCATCAATTTCTATTCTTGATCCGGCGTAACGGGCAAAGACTACCCAATCACCAACCTTGCACCATGGACCATTTGGATATCTATCTTTATCCGCATAACAAGAATCTCCCATCGCAATTACGTTTCCGCATTGTGATGCTACTTGTTGTCTGTCTACAGTTTCATTTCCTAGTAAGATTCCGCCTTTTGTTTTCTCATCCATTCTGAATGGCAAAACAAGCATTCTCCAACCGGTAGGTTTTGGTAATTTTGTAGTTTCTTCTGTAACTTCTTTTTTTTCTTTTGATTTTTTTACACCAACTAAGTCTTTATTTGGTAGTGTTATCTTTGGGCTTGTGGTCCCCAATATCGATGACTGTTCCTTCATTTTTCTCCTCTGAGTTAAGCAGGCTAGAAAGCTCCTGACGCACTGATTCCAATGCATTTATTTGTCCTAATATATATCTATATTTTTCCATGCTGTCAACTCCCGTTGTTACAACATTGGTCAAATTTTCTAATTGTAGTTCTATTCCTCTTTGCAGTTTATAAATTACTGTTTCTGGACTCATTAACAATTCCACTTTCTAAGTGATTTAGATAATCTATCATCACCTGTATTGTTGCTTGGTTTTTGTCTCTTTCTCATACCAGTCATTCTAGCACAAAATGATTTTCTACGATTAGCGTCTTTAGAACCTGCTTTTAATTTAGAAGGTTTAGTTGTGACTGCTGTTTTAAGTTTTGATCCTGGATTAGCTGCTCTGTAAGATGCAACACCTTTAGCATTAAGTCCGCCTGATTTAGACTTGCCTTCTTTTCTCTGCCATGCTGCAGTTCTAGCCATTACGCTGTTTTAGTCGGCTTCTTTGCTGTCTTAGCTGATGCTTTTAAAGCTTTGTCTGTAACAGAACCTTTACCTGGTTTACTTTTGCCTTTTTTCTTGGCTTGATTCATATAATAGTAAAGACCTTTTTTAACAGTTCTACCATCTTTAGTAACATGTGTATCGGCTCCACCGCCTTTACCAAATTCTTTTCTCATCATTCCGCCACCCATAGCCATTGTTCTTTTTTTGCCTTTTGTTGCACCGGCAATTCTATCTGCTTGTGTTGCGTTTGGGTTTTTGTCTATACCAGCTTTTACACTTAACATTCCAAAGTCTGATCCACCACCTTTAACTTTTTTTTTAACGTCTTTACCTTTTTTATAACTCATTCTCATATTATTTTTTCTCCAGTACTTTTTTAAACATTTTACTTATTACTTTAGAATTGTCTTTTATAATTTGTTTTTTTCTATCCGATTCTTTTACAGCTTTTCCTACAGGAGCAAATGTAAATTTTTTGCCTCTAAATTTTGGGTTTGCCGCTTCAAATTTAGTTTGTCCTAATTTTGCACTAGAGGCTTTTTCTTTCTGTATTGCTTTAGCTAGTTTACTTTTAGCTGTACCTAAAGTTGTTGTGTTAACTTTTGGTTTAACAGAACTGATAACTTTATTCATTAAAAATTTTTTAAAAGACATTATCTTCCTACCTTTTTCATTGCTTGGTTATGTGATTTTTTAAATGTTGTACCTTTTTGCATTTTTTTTTCATTGTAGACATATGCTTTGCAGTGTGGTGCACGCTATGTTTTTTTAAAGTATTTTTTTCTTTTTTATCAATCATTATTTTTTAACTCCGTTGTTTCTAAAAATCTGTGTACCCTTTATACCAAATATACTAGCACATACAAGTACCCATAAATTAGTAAACCATTTAGGTAACGCTTGAAAATGCTCAAAGAAAATTTTTATCTTGTCCATAGCCTGTGGATCGTCTGACCAAACTCCATATGCAAGGACAATTATGGGCAGTGTCAAAATTGCAAGAACTACTTCGTCCTTATAATCGTTTTGTCTAGCTTCTAAAAGTTTTCCGCTAAATGCTAGTTCACCTGTGGCCATTTTAGATGCATGTTGTGCTTGTGCATCAGCCATAAGCATTTTAGTTTCCTGTTTCTTTTTGTAAATATGCGTTCCTGCGTTTAACGCTAACTTAATAGCTCCTAACCACATACTAATACCAGGTTACGTCTTTTTGTTTTCTTGCAGCACCAGTTCCTTTAACCGGATTAGTGTCGCCTTTAGCAATAAAGCTTTTTCCTCTAAAACTTTTCTCTGATTTAGGGTCAACTACTTTTTCTTGCTCTGGCATCGCTACTTTTTTGCCGCCTGTTTTGTAATTCATCATAATATACTCCTTTTATCTGTTTGGTTTCATGTTAGCAAGTGTTAATCTGTTTTCATTTGCTATTTCTTGCTTCTCAAGTGAAGTCTCAGCACGTAATTCAGCTAATTCTTCATTCTGTTCAAGTTTTTCTTGGTTTAAACCTTGTGCTTGAAGTAGTTTTGCTCTTTCTAACTCTTGTTTAGAAGTTGCTTCTTCTTGTTTACGTTGATTCTCCATTGCTTTTAAATCTACTTCTCTAGATTTAAGTTTTAGTAACGGATCTGAATCATATTGTGATGTAATTTTCTTTTCTTCAATCATAAAGTCTTCAGTCATCTCTGCAATCAATACAGCTTTTCTTGCATCAATGTTTTGAGTCATCTCAGCCACTTGTTGTTGTGCTTGTGGGTTGACTGCTGCTTGTTGCGCCAATTGTTGAAGCTGTACAAGTTGTTCTCTGTATTCTAATTGAACTTGTTCTTGAGCCATCAAAGAAATATGTTCTAAAATATTTTTTTGTATCGCTGCCATGATTGGTGGATTATTTCTAACTAAATTAGTAGACATAAAATTCAAGTGAGCAGTAATATGCGCTCTATGATCTTGATTTGGAAATGCTTGAAACTTTTTGCCACCCATTGCATCAATGTGTTCTAGACTCGGATCTTTAGGTGCAGTTGGTGGAGGTGGTGGTAAAATTCTATCAATATCTTTTATACCTAATGCTTCGTACATTTTTCTATAAGCATTATATAGATTATGAATTTGAGGACTAGCCATTGCCATTTGCAATCCAGTTTGTGCTAAAGATATTCTCTGACTCATTGAGAATATATTAGGATCTGCTACAGGTAGTACATCTACCTTGTCATCAAAGTCAGTTACTTTAACATTCTTTTGTCCGCCAACAACATCGTAAGGATATTCTGGTGGTAAGTATGTTGCAAATACTTTTGCTAATAATTTAAATTCATTTCTTAATGCAGCATATAATCTTTTGTGGATTGCTGACATTACTCTTGAACCCCGTTCTAAAAGAGCTACAGTTGTACCAACAGCCGCCTGCTGGTTCCCATCACCAACTTGCATGTCAGCAATTGATGCGAATCTCTGTCCCGCTGCTACCACAGTTCCCATTAGCGCTAATAACGTTTGCGAGGGTTCTTTGTAAGGTAGAAATACGAATGCATCTTTTAAATTGCCACCTGGTGTATCTACATCTTTAAATTCACCTGGTTGTATTGGTGTAGCGTCATCTTTGACTCTAACTCCTCTTTGTTTAAATCCTGCTGGTAAATTAGATAAAGTTCCTGCGTCTAATAACTGACGAAGAGCCGAAGTTGCGGTACGACTTAATCCACCGATCATGTGTATCAATCCAAAACCATAAAACCCTAGTCCAGGTAAAAATTTAAAGTGGACAAAGTATTGAATCTTGTTTTTTAGTGTATCACTAGCAGCAAAGTTTCTTCTGATTGATAAAACTTTTTGACTAGATTCTTCTATTGTAACTACGTAAGGTAATTTTATTCCTGTTGGTTCACCGTCTTCTCCAACATCTTCAAAACCTTCTAAATCTAAATTAACATGACATTCTAACAAAGTATAAAGCTGTTCTATTCTAGCTGATGTAGCAACACCTTCTATCTCACGTTCTTTGTCTGTAACTTTGTCTCCATCTGCTACTGATGTTGGTTTTGATAATTCTATGTCTGTGTAGAAACCATTTACTTGTTGTTTACGTAAATCGTTTTCAGAAAGTTTAATAACATGGATAACAGACTCGGCATCATCTAATGATGTTGCTGTGTAAGGTACAACTAGATCATCTGCTGGAATAAACTTAGATACTGCTCTGCCTAATAAATCATCGTAGTAAACTTTTTTAAATGTTGAACCTGCTAGAGGTAAATGAAATAACATTTGGTCAAATTCAGGTTCGTACTCTTTCATCTGATCCATTAACTGATAATTCATAAAATCTTTTACTCTACCCGCTTGTTGTTCTTTTTGTGGATTTGAAACACCTAACATTTGTGTTCTAACCGGACCATCGCTGGGTAATAATTCTTTATAAGCTAATGCTTGAAACTGTGTAACTGCTTCTGCCAGAACGGGGTGAGTTGCACCTGATGCTCCTTGAAAAGGTTCGTTTCTATTATCGTATTTAAATCCTAAAAGATCTAAACCGTTAATATAAGATTGTTCCCAATCTTTTCTTGATGATTTGTAATCTGTGTAATCTCCTCTAAGTTTTGATCCGATTGGATCTAAAACATCTTCAGGTAAAATATCTGCTAGGTTATCGAAATGTGAATCTGAACCTGATTGGTTCACGGCTCCTGGATCAAAGTCAATAGTTGCTCCACCATCTTCTTCTGGTATTACTTCTACGGGTTTTTGTGCCGTCTGTTCAGTAACATCGATTTCTTGTTCCTCACCTGGAACTTCTAATTCAGTACGAGTGTTGGGAAGAGACTTATCTATATCTGCCATATTTTTTATCCTGTATTGGTTTATCTTGTTTCTGTTCTTTAATCAACCCTTGAGAACTTGGTCCTTTCAAAGGTGGGATTTGGTCGAACTTAACATACTTCATGTTTTTTACAAGTGTTGGATTTTCTTTAGTCATAATACTTTTTTTTTAAACTAGCTATTCCACCACCTGCAAAACCATAATTTGTTGGGAACGGACCCATGTACTCTTTATATTTTGGATCTTGGAAATTTAACTCATTAATTCTTGCAAATCTTTTTTCATTGCCTTTTCTACTTTGTAAATTAAAATCTACAGATTTTAATTGAGCAAGTTCAGCTCTTCTGTTTGCTTCTGCTAATGCAGTTGCTCCTCCTTGATAATCAACATTTGTTAATCTATCTATAGATCCTGTTCTACCTACATCTTGTATATCTGCTCTAGCTTCATCTTCTTGTTTTTTAAATTCTTTAGTCCTGTTTGGAAGATATGAAAAATCAGAATCTTCTGACAATTCATCCAATTGTCCTTGTTCAGCTGTATCTAGTTTATCATAAAGATTAGATATTTGATCTATTTCCTTGTTTGCACTTTCAAATGCAGCGATCTTACCCATATCTTCTTCACTCATTCCTTCTGTTCTAAATCTTTTGTCTCGTTCTTTTCTTGGATCTATTTTAGTTTTATCTCCTAGTGCATAATTAAATAAACTATCACCAACTGCTTCTCTAAATGTTTTACCTTTTGATAGCATGTCATAACCAGTAAGACCTGCTTCTATTGCAGCTTCCAAAGCTAATGCTCCTGGGCCTAGTAATCCTTTTAACGAAGCTATACTTTTTAATCCTTTACCTGCTTTTAATATTGATTCTGCTAATGAATTTTCTGCTTTACTGCCTCCACCTTTTAAAATTAATCGGTCTAATTTTCTTTGACCTTTCATTGCACATTTAGTTAATGTTGAACCCCCATTATTCATAAAAATTCTACCACCAGCAGCTTTACCACAACCTAGTTTTTCTAAATAACCCGCAATTTTTTTAGGAGTAAAATTTTCACCTTTAATCATTTCAGCGGCTTGTTTTTCTATTAGGGCAAATTGTTTATTAGCATCTAAAGAACCTCCTCCATAGACTTTGCCATCAAGGCCGGTAATTTTTGCTCCCATGTTTTTTAATATTTTATTTTCATCTGCTGTTAAAGCTCTTGCTACTTTTTTTCCTGTACCATTTACAATATTTTCATAGTTTACAACGGTAGCGTTATTAGCGCCGGTTAATAGTTGTATATCTTTTGTAGCTGCAGCATTTAAATTACCTCTTGCACCGACACCTCCAGAATGGTGTTTAACAATTTGTGTTTTAATTAATGCTGTTGGACTTACTTCACTAAGTTTAGTGTAATACCTGTCGTGACTTAAAATATCGTTTAATCTAAGATTTGCAGTAATTCCTTTTTTAGTCAATAATTTTTGAAGAACATCGCTAGGTGCTTGTCTAACTCCAGATGTAATCTTTACCATCTTGTTAACTTTTTTATAATCATCATGATCATTCCAATCAGTTGCGTCTTCTTTTGTATATTTATCTAGACCATAAAAATTACCACCTTTACCAGAGGGAGTATTGTCTTTAAATCCAATAATTTTTGTTT